CCTCGAAAATTCTCCGGGGGGACACTTGAAATCGATTATGACCCTTTATAGACCCGGCAAAGGGGGTGTAAAGTCGTGCCAAAGTCACGCAAACCGGCCGAAAGGTCACCGGAAGACGTCCCAATGCGCATGCCACCGGCGAGAACCAGGACAAGACGCATGCAGCAACTCGGTTCAATGGCCGAGGACCTACTCGAAGAGCGGGTTAGGAACGGTACGGCTTCCCCAACTGAGTCAGTAGCCCTGCTGAAGCTCAACGATCCAATCGCAATCGCGAATCTCGAACGGATCCGAGCCCAGACAGAGTATCTCCAGGCCCAGAAGAAGAAAGCAGAGTCGGAGACCTTCCGAGAGGAGAAGTTCGACGAAGCTATGGCCGCCATGAAGAGGTACGCGGGCGATGAATGAGCAACTACGGACTCATTCCGAGATGCTTCTGCGTTCAACACACCTGGCTCGCTTTCGCTACCTAGCGTTGGGCGGCATATTGGGTGAATCAACCTTCGGATACGAGCGTCCGTTGAATCAGGCGTTTTATCGGAGTCAAGAGTGGAAAAGGGCAAGAGATCTAGCGATCATCCGTGATAACGGCTGTGACCTAGGTGTTCGGGGATACGAGATCCATGATCGGGTGTTTGTGCATCATATGAACCCCTTGATGGTGGAAGACCTCTTACACCGAGACATGGACCGTCTTATCAACCCAGAGTACCTCATTTGTGTCACTCAGAGAACCCATAACGCCATCCATTTCGGCGATGAGAGCTTGCTTCCTCAGCCCTTAATCGAGAGACGGCCTGGCGACCATGTACTCTGGAAGGAGTAGTATGGAGATCTTCCAACTGAAGATGCAGCATTCATCGCTGCAATTCAGTGACAAGCCGAAGCAGCAGAGACGTGATCTGCGCGATCTCTTCTCTCTCGGCAAGCGATTCGAGGTCAAGACCGGCACCGAGGCCGGCAAGTCGGACACGAACAAGAACCGTGAGTACCTCAAGCACTTCGCTGAGCTCTACAACCACCGGATCCACTTCGCGGCCGACAACTGGATCGCCGTTCACCGTGACATCATCCGTCCCAACACCTGGGACACCGGTCATGTCTTCGCCGTCGACAACGAGGAGACCAAGGGCCGAGGTCACGACACAGTCATGGCCACCGTTCATTTCGAGCACGTCGAAGATGGATTCGGTGAGGTCAACATCGGCGCTTGCCACTACCCGACTCAGGGTCGGAAGCCCGGGGATCCCAACTGGGACGAGAACCGGACGGCCGCCGAGAAGTTCGGCGCTTGGCTCGAGGATGTGGCACAGGGTTCGGCCCTCGGCTTCATCAACGGCGACTTCAACATGGCCGATCCGATCTCGGACTGGGCCTTCGGTGAGAACTTCACGTCGATGGCCGACGAACTTCACGACTACGAGGGAACGGGCCACGGACCGATCGATGGCTTCACCTCGTACGACCGAGACGGCCGTGTTTCGGCTGCCGCTTTCCGTGTTCTGGACGACCGCGAGTTCTTCCAGCACAGTGATCACTTCGTTTGCCGTGGCGTGTGGAACGTCCGGTCCCTGAAGGTCTGAGGAGGCCAAATTGTTCGATTACGACCCCGAGGTCGAGGAGATCGACCTCGAAAACGTCGACCTTCATGAGGACGCACCGGAAGAGGGGGTCCGTCGCTTCAACGAGGACGGCCAGCACGATGACACTCCCCTCCCGGACGACATCACGGAGGGAGAAGCACTTGGCGATGACCTCGCCGAGGCCAAGACCAAGGAGGACCCGGATGCGTGATTGGCGGGAGACCCTCGAGTGGTATCGGAACAACCAAACCGGCGCCCAGATCGGTTTCGACCCCGATGGCATGTGCCTGAAGGTCTGTCGGACCGCGCGCGACATCGGCTCCTACTACGCCACCGCAAAGCTGGCCCAGGACGCAACTCCTCAAGAGCACCGCGTTCATCAGGTCGCTGATCTGCGCCGTGGGATGGTCCTGTACTTCGACACGGTAGGGGACTCCAACCCCTATGGTCACATCGTCACCATGATCGGCCGCGTCAAGGGCGGCAACAAGGACAGTCTGGACGATATTCTCGTCGAGACCAACAGCGTCAAGGCCAACGAGGTCGTCGTGGTCCGTGCCAGCTACTTCGGCCAGCACTGGGGCGACAAGTTCCAGTTCGGCGCCACGTGGCTCAACGGCCAGGTGCTGGATGTGCCGGCAGTCAAGCCGAAGCCTCGACCGGGTACTGAGCGGGTCGAGAACTTCTGGGCAACGCGCAATGAGTGGGACGTCAAGATCCTGGACCGCGTGGTGGAGGCTGGTCGCACCGGTCTCAAGACCCGGATCCGATCGATCGATGGCGCCGTCAAGCTCCTCCCCGACGACCTCAAGGACGATCGGGTCGACGAGTTCAAGCGGATCTACAAGAACCGTCGTGTTCTGAAGATGGATCTCCTCAACGCGTACCTCAACGACCACCCCAACGCCACGCGCGTGAAGATGATTCGGGGTCGGATCCGCAACATCATCAAGGCTCTGCCGCGAAGGTAGGCATGGATGAAGAGCTGGCAGTTCAACGTCCTCTTCGTGATCGGCGCAGGCGGAGCTGTGGTTCTTCTCTTTGGCCCAAGCCTCGCGAAGCTAGGTGTCGTCGTCAGTGACAATCCATTGACGATCGCCGGTGTCGGAGCGATTCTCACGTTCGTACTTCAACAGAAGAAGTTCCTGACCAAGAACGGGGATGAGGAAGGAGGGCCAGATGGATCTGGCTGAACGCATCTTCATATTCCTGCTGGGATGTGGAGCTGGTTTCATTCTCGGATACATCGTGGCTCATCTTCGCACGATCGAACGCAAGTTGGATCGAGTGGACCATCACGTCCTCCACCACGAGGTCATCGTCTCAGAAGATGAGGTGAAGGTGAAGAGCAAAGACGAAAAGGGTGTGTTCAGCTGGTCATGGCTGACATTCACCAACGTCGCAATGTCGCTGATGCTGATCCTGGTTGCGTATGCGGCCTTCTCAGCCCAAGCGGCCCTCAACGCTGTGGAGAAGAACACTCAGTCCGACTTCGTTTCCGTCTGCCAGGCAGGCGCCGAGATCAGGGAGGTTCAGAGACAGACGGTCGACGCCATCTACCAGTTGGCTACGCAGTCTCTTGAGAGACCACCTGGTTCGAAGCCGCTCACCGATGTGGAATTGCAGCAGTACAACGCCTACATCGACCGAGTGAACTTCTTCCGTACCGACATGTACCAGAAGATCGCACCAACCGAGGCTTGTGAGCCGTACGTGACCGATGAGAACGTGGTTCCGCCGACTCCAGGCTTCCCTCACATCAAACGAAAACCTTAGCCCGGAAGGGAGGGAAGAACCATGAGCAGTATCCTGAACGACATCAAGCACATGCTTGGTCGTCCTGAGGGTGACACCACCTTCGACATGGACATCATGATCAACATCAACAGCGCGTTCGGAACGCTGACTCAACTAGGCGTTGGACCCGTCGTCGGCTTCCAGATCACTGGACCCAACAACGACTGGAACGAGTTCACAACTGATCCACGTCTCAACGCCGTGAAGAACTACATCTTCCTCAAGACGAAGATTGCGTTCGACCCTCCCGATACCGGGTTTGTCCTCACCGCGATGCAGGACCAGATCAGAGAGCACGAGTATCGCCTGAACGTCGTCGCCGACTACGGGTGATCCATGCTCAGCAACACCGCTGTTCCGGTTCACTACGCAGCCTTTAGGGAGAAAGTCCTTCGGCAAGAGATCCCTGTTTGTGAAGAGGTCTCCTTGCAGATGCAGAGAATCGATGCACTCATCGCTGACCCCAACGTTTACTACAACGACAAGGCCATCGATGGGTTCATCGAATTCTGCGAAAAGGAAATGACACTCACCGATGGTGAAGAAGTCCACATGCTTGATTCGTTCAAGTTGTGGGCTGAGGATCTCTTGAGCTGGTACATCTTTGTCGAGCGGCGACGCTGGGACAAGGAGCAAGGCCGGTTCGTCATGAAGGTGATCCGAAAGCGTCTTCGTGATACGCAGTACCTGATCGTGGCGCGCGGTGGCGCGAAGTCGATGTACGTCGCATTCTTGCAGGCGTTCTTCCTCACGTGCGACCGCGCGACCACGCATCAGGTTACTGTGGCACCCACGATGAAGCAGGCCGAAGAAGTCCTTTCTCCGATCAAGACTGCAATCACGTTGGCTCCTGGGCCGTTGTTCGACTTCATGACCGAAGGGTCTATGAACAACACGACCGGGGCTCGTTCTGGCCGGCAGAAGTTGGCATCAACCAAGCGTGGTATCGAGAACTTCCTCACCAACTCGGTTCTCGAGATTCGTCCAATGGCTATCGACAAAGTCCAGGGCCTGAGGACTAAGTACAACTCAGTCGATGAGTGGCTGTCAGGTGACACTCGAGAGAACGTCATCACGGCCCTCATGCAGGGTGCTTCGAAGTTCGAAGAGCCCATTCTTGTAGCCATATCCTCCGAGGGTACGGTACGTAATGGTGTCGGTGACGACATCAAGATGGAGTTGCAGGCTATCCTGAAGGGCGAACTTCAGGCGCCAAACGTGTCTATCTGGCACTATAAGCTGGATGATGCTCGAGAGGTACAAGACCCCCGCATGTGGGTCAAGGCACAGCCCAACATCGGGATCACAGTGTCTTACGAGACCTACGAGCAGGACGTTAAGAAAGCCGAGCAGTTCCCAGCCGTCCACAACGAGATCATGGCCAAGCGCTTTGGTCTCCCCATGGAAGGCTTCACGTTCTTCTTCTCGTACGAGGAGACCCTCCCCACGTTCGATCGTCTCATCCCGAACCGCTTCGACAAGATGGCGTGTTCGTTGGGTGCGGACTTGTCACGTGGTGATGACTTCTGTGCGTTCACCTTCCTCTTCCCGCTCCCGCGCGAGGAGTTCGGCCTCAAGACTCGTAGCTATATTACGCGTCGTACGCTTGACGGATTGCCTGGTTCTAGGCGTCTGAAGTATGACGAATTCATTGCTGAAGGCACCTTGATCATCATGGAGGGAGCCGTGCTGGACATGCTAGAGGTCTATGTAGATCTTTCCAGTCACTGGCACGAGCACCAGTACGATATTCGTACCATGGGGTACGACGTCTACAACTCCCAGGTGTTCTTGGAGCAGTACGAACGCGAATGGGGTCCGTTTGGCATTGTGAAGGTGCCGCAGGGAGCCCGTACGGAATCAGTCCCGCTTGGTGAGATGAAGATCCAAGCCAATGCCAAGTTGATCCGCTTTGACGAGCGCATCTTGACTTTCACGATGGCCCATGCGGTCACGTGGGAGGATTCAAACGGTAACCGCAAGCTCATGAAGCGGCGTCACGATGAGAAGATCGACAACGTGTCGGCCTGGATGGATGCGTACGTCGCACTCAGGACCCACCCCGAACAATTTGAATGAGGAGGTGAGAGATGGGACGAGTTCTCAGGCAGCTCAAGCATGGTTGGAACCTGTTCGCTAGTGAGCAGGAGGAACTGAACAGTAGTGGCGGTTACGCCATGAATAGCCCCCGAATGAACCGTTCTTCATCTCGTCTGTACAGCGACAAGTCTTTCGTGACGTCGATCTACAACCGGCTGGCGGTTGACTTCGCTTCTGTGGAGTTCATCCATGCCAAGTTGGACGACAACGACGTTGCTGCCGAACTTGTCCGAGATGGACTTCACAATTGTCTCACCACGAGCGCCAACATCGACCAGTCAGCCCATGCGCTGAAGATCGACTACGCCATGACCTTGTTCGAGGCCGGCGAAGCAGCGATGGTGCCTGTCAACACGGACATGGACCCGTTGGCCAGTGCCAGCTACGGCATTCAGGATCTTCGGGTGGCCACGATTGCTGGCCGAGCACCTCGTCGTTTGTACCTCAACGTCTATGACGATCGAGAGACAGATGGCCAGGGTAATCCTGTAAACGGTGGCATCGTCAAGCAACGATGGGTGCCGAAGGATCTCTGTGCGTATCAGGAGAACCCGTTCTACAGCATCATGAACGAGCCGAACGGTCTGCTTCAACGTCTCATCACCAAGCTCAACCTCTTGGACGAGATCGATGAAGCGGCTGCGTCAGGCAAGTTGGACATGTTGCTGCAGCTTCCGTACAACGTCCGTATGGAAAGCCGCAAGGAACAGGCTGAGAAGCGACGTCAGGATCTCCGTGATCAACTGAAGGACGACGAACTGGGTATCGGATACATCGATATTTCAGAGAAAGTCATTCAGCTCAACCGACCGGTCGAGAACAAGCTCCTGGAGCAGATCGAGTACCTCGGTAAGAAGGTCATGGATGAACTGGGCCTCACGCCGGAGATCATGAACGGTACTGCGGACCGAAACGCCATCAACAACTACATGGACCGCACCATCGAGCCTCTGGCCAACGGCTTGCGACTCGAACTCAAGCGGAAGTTCCTTACCAAGACGGCGATTACGCAGCGTCACTCGATCGAGATCTACACCGACCCGCTCAAGATCATTCCGATCGATGAGTTGGCCGAGGTGGCAGACAAGTTGATCCGAAACGCTGTGGTAACGGCAAATGAACTGCGTCCGAAGATCGGTTACCGGCCTTCGAACCAGCCAGGCGCCGACAAACTCACCAACCCCAACATGCCTGACGAGGATCAGAAGCAAGCCACCGGCGAACCTCCTGCTCCACCCGTCAAGCTCGTCCCTCCACCAGATGAGGAGGTGGCAGATGCCTAGGGACTACATCGGGATGATCACGAAGGAACCTGGTGACAAGGAAGACCACGGCATCAAGGGCCAGAAGTGGGGCGTTACCCGTTCGGCAAAGGAACTCGCCAAGTCGATCATCAAGCGCAAGCAAGCCGGCGAAGAAGTGACTCCGACCGCGAAGGCCGAGAAGGTCTTGGCGAAGACGGACGAACCCGCGAAGCCGGAGGCACCCAAGTCACAGTCAGCGAAAATTCCGGGTATCCAGGAGCCCGCTCCTGAACGCTACGCCCGACTTCAATCGGAAGCGAAGGCCGGCAAGGCAAGCGACTGGAACGAGGCCGACCTCAAGTTCTTCAATGCTCGTACCGAGGCTCTGTCCAAGGTTGCGAAACTCAACGAGACACAGCCCGGCTGGCTCTCAAAGACGGCGAAGTCCGTTCTTCAGACGGCTGCTCAACGTCAGTTGCAGGCTGTCGCCGATTCCGTCGGTGACAAGTACATCAGTGACAAGATCAAAGCCGGTCTCAAGAATGACGACAAGGCCAAGCTCAAGGAGTCTTCGACTCCCTTGGACTACGTCGCCAAACACAGAGCCAAGACGAAGAAATAGGAAGAAGGTCGTAAATGGAACCGGATTTCTCAGGCTACGTCACCCGATACGGTCTCGAGTGCACCGATGGACGAACCATCGCGCACAGCGCTTTCGCCAAGCAGGCGGACGGTGAGCAGACCAAGAAGGTGCCGCTGGTCTACCAGCACAACCACACGGACGTCAGTCAAGTCCTCGGATACACCATCCTGTCCAAGCGCAAGGATGGCATCTGGGGCGACTCGTTCCTCAACGGAACCGCCAAGGCCCAGGACTGCAAGATGGCGGTCCAGCACGGCGATCTCACCAAGTACAGCATCTGGGCCAAGGACCTCGACCAGCGTGGATATTTGGTCCACGACGGCGTGATCCAGGAGACCAGTGTCGTTCTCGCCGGATCCAATCCCGGTGCCGACATCTACAACGTGCTGGCACACGGCAACATGGATCCCGACGACATGCTGATGATCGTCACCGGTGACATCGAGCTGAAGCACGCCGCGACGGACGATGACCCGAAGAAGCCCGACGAGGCCAAGCCGGACGCCAAGCCGGACGACGCTCCTCCCCAGGAGACGGACAAGCCCGAGGAAACGACGGACGGGAAGAAGGTCGGGGACGTACTCGACACGCTGTCCGAGGAGCAGAAGGTCGCCGTCAACAGCCTCATCGACGACGTCGTCACGGAAGCGGTCACCGAAGGAATCACCAAGGCCCTCGCCGAGGAGCCGGCTCTTCAACACTCCAGCATCGACTCCTCCAAGGAAGGACCGAAGATGACACGCAACCTCTTCGACGAGACCGCGCAGCAGAACGGCGGAAAGCCGCTGCCGCAGCTCAAGCACGACGACCTGCAGAACCTCCTGACGGTCGCCAAGGGCGGCACGAAGGACAACCCCTTCAACGCCGACCGTGCGACGAACTCGCTGCGAGGCCTCATCCGAAGCGAGCAGGGGCAGCAGCTCCTCCACGCCGACGAGCTCATGCACGCGGACTACGGTCTCGAGAACCTCGAGATCCTGTTCCCCGACGCCCAGGCGAAGATGAACACGCCCACCTTCGTCGACCGCCGGCAGGACTGGGTCAAGGCCTTCATGTCCGGCACCAGCCACAGCCCCTTCTCACGGGTGAAGACGCTCTACGCGGACATCACCGCCGAGGAGGCCAGGGCGCGTGGTTACATCAAGGCCCACCAGAAGACCGATGAGGTCTTCCCCGTGTTCAAGCGGGAGACCGGCCCGGCCTGGATCATCAAGAAGCAGCGTCTGGACCGCCAGGACATCATCGACATCAAGGACTTCGATGTCGTCGCCTGGATCAAGGTCGAGATGCGCGGCAAGCTCGACGAGGAAATCGCCCGTGCGGCGCTCTTCGGCGACGGCCGTCCCGTGATGGTCAACGGCGAGATGAACCCGGACAAGATCCAGGAGCCCACCGGCAACTCGGGCAACGGCATCCGGTCCGTCATCAACGACGACGACCTCTACAGCACGTCGTACTACGTTCCGCTGGCGCCCGACGCCTCCGGGACCGACTTCAACGTCGTGCTCGACCAGGTCACCGAGGCCCGGGAGTTCTACCTGGGTTCCGGCAACGTCACCTCCTTCATGTCCTACCGGTTGGCGACGCGTCTGCTCACCATCCGGGACGACTTCGGACACCGCGTGTACCGGAACCTCTCCGAGGTCGCCGGCGACATGGACGTGGCCCGCATCGTCCGCGTTCCCACCGAGCTCATGCCCGACGGGGTCCTCTGCGTCAACCTGGACCTCGCGGACTACAACTTCGGTACGGACCGTGGCGGCGAGATCACGCTGTTCGACGACTTCGACATCAACTTCAACCAGTTCCACTACCTGATGGAGACCTACCTCTCCGGCGCGCTGGTCATCCCGTACGCCGCGCAGATCTTCCGTCAGATCGACCCGGCCGAGAACATCCTCGTCGAGGAGATCACCGCTCCGGCCAAGGCGAACAACGTGGTGACGGTTCCGACCCAGACGGGCGTGACCTACACCCGGACGGACACCGGTGACACCGTTGCCGGCGGCTCCACCATCACCCTGAACGACGACACCCTCAAGACGGTGACGCTCGAGGCCCACCCGGCGACCGGGTACTACTTCGAGACCGACGCCGACGTGAAGGACAACTTCACCTTCCGCTACAGCCAGCCGAGCTCCTGAGCTAGGCGCCAATGAAGTACTCCGGCAAACTCGGCATCGTAGTCGAGGAGGAGACTTCACCTGGCGTCTGGGAGGATCGGATAACGGAGCAGGAAGTGCTCGGCGACATGAAGACCCTGACGGAGACGCATGCATCAGAGGACGGTATCCACCCAAAGGTATCGTCTACGCGCAGCGTCTCCGTTGGGGCGCTCGGGATCGGGCCACGGGACAACTCGATGATCAAGTACGCGACGTACGCTGGAAAACGGTGGACCCTCTCTTCCATCGTGGACGAGCCGCCAAACATACGTCTGTACTTCGGAGAGGAGTACCATGGCCCGATCCCAGGGTGAGTTGAAGGAGGTACTGGAGACAATCACGGACGACGTGACGGTCTACATCCAGCCTCCTTCGACACTTTCATACCCGTGCATCATGATCGAGAACGATCGGCCTAGCCACTACTCGTTCGCGGACAACAAGAAGTACCTGCTCAGGAAGGGATACACGATCACTGTGATCGATCGTAACCCCAACAGTCCGATTCCGGACCAGGTCGAGGCTCTACCTCACTGCGGGTTCGATCGGCGATTCGTCACCGACGGACTGTATCACTTTGTCTACCAGTTGTTCTTCTGACAGAAGGGTTTCCAATGCCTGAACTCGTATGGGACGAGCTGGACCAGCGCTTCTTCGAGCGTGGTGTCAGCCACGGTGTCCTTTACACCCCAGCGGGCGGCGTCTACAGCAACGGTGTCTCGTGGAGCGGTCTCACGGCCGTCAACGAGTCCCCGTCCGGCGCCGAGTCCAACAAGCAGTACGCAGACAACATCGTCTACGTCAACCTCCTCTCCGCCGAGGAGTTCAACGCCACCATCGAGGCCTTCACCTTCCCCACCGAGTTCCTGGCGCACGATGGTGTGACCAAGACGGCCAACGGTCTTCAGGTCGGCATGCAGGGAAGGCCGACCTTCGGCTTCTCCTGGCAGAACCTGAAGGGCAACGCCGAGGACGAGGACCTGGGGTTCGTGCTCAACATGGCCTACGGCCTGCAGGCTTCCCCCTCGGAGAAGTCCAACGCCACGGTCAACGAGTCCCCGGAGCTGAAGCAGTTCAGCTGGTCGGTGTCTTCGACTCCGGTCACGGTGCCGGGCTTCAAGCCCACCGCGATCGCCAGGGTCGACTCAACGGATCCGGATGTCGATCCGGCTGGTCTCGAGGCTCTGTTGGACGAGCTGTACGGTCGGGGTGCCGTTGTCACTCCCAACCTGCCGCTTCCCGACGAGGTCGACACCATCCTGGCCGGCACTCCGTAGTCAGCAACAACAGCAGAGTAGGAGGAGAGAATGCTTGAACTCAAAGTTCACGATGGAGATGATGAAGTCGTGCTTCGGTTTGAGCATTCTCTTCTCTCTCTGTCAAAATGGGAGTCAAAAACTAAGAAGGCTTTCCAGACCGAACGCGTGAAGACGCCGAGTGAGATGGTTCTGTACTTCGAGTGCATGCTATTGCCCCCGGAAGACGATCCAAATCTTGTAGTGCTGCTCAATCCAGGTCAAATGGATGAGTTGACCAACTACATCAACGAACCCCAGACGGCGTCCAGTGTTCCTCTCGATGACCCGAAGACCATCAACGACGAGATAGTCACCAGCGAACTGATCTACTGGTGGCTGGCTGCGCTTCGAATCCCGTTTCAACCAGTTGAGACCTGGCATCTTAGTCGAACGGTCATGCTCGTACAGATCGGTGGCTACAAATCACAGCCGCCGAAGAAGCAGAAGTCCCGTCCTAAGATGTCTGACTGGATTCGAATCAACGAAGAGCGCAAGAAGAAGTACGGTACCAATGGTTAGGAGGCCACGTGCTCAAGTGGGATGAACCCGACAAGCGTTACTACTCGCACGGCCTTGACCGTGGTGTTCTCTACATTCCCGGTCGTGACCCACTTCCGTGGAACGGTCTTCAAGGCTTCGACGAAAACTCAGCCGGCACCACTACGCTGTACTACCGAGACGGAGTGATCTATCTCGCGGATGCAGATGCTGGCGACTTCACAGGTCAGATCTCGGCCATCTTCTATCCTCGCGAATTCGGTGAGTGCATCGGCATTCCTGAAGTTGCAGACGGATTCTTTGCAGATGGCCAAAAGCCCAAGCGATTCGGGTTCTCGTACCGTACGTTGATCGGCAGCGGAACCAAGGGCGACATGTTCGGCTACGAGATCCACCTGGTCTACAACTGCATGGCCACCATCGGCCAGCGCAATCGACGAACCATCAATGCGTCCCCCGAGCCGACGACTTTCACGTTCGACACCGTGTGTACTCCGGTAAAGCTGGCGGGCTACAGGCCCACGTCTCATTTCAAGATCGATACCCGAGGAATGGACGAATCTCTCGTTCAGGATTTGGAGACCTTGATCTACGGCGATGGCGTTACGCCAGGTGTGCTTCCTGATCCCAACATCTTGTACGACATGATGAACTTTGGGGACGCGATCGTCGTAACCGATCATGGGGATGGCACATTCGACGTGGAAGGCTCACAGGAGAACGTGCTGATGCTTACCGATCATCACATCCAACTCAACAACATCAATGCCACTGCCCCGGATGTCAATGGTGCGTACACCATCTCCGACGGCGGGACCACCACAGTCGTAGTCGGCTAGGAAGGAATGCCATATGGCTACTGTTACCGCGATCACGGCGGCAAAGGCCGACGAAATTCTCGGGATGTCCGTCATCTCGGGAACGATCAACGGATCGGGACATCTCATTCTCACTCGCGAAAACGGCGAACAGATCGACGCTGGAGACTTCACGGGAATCGTGACCGGTATCCTCGAGGGTCTGGTCAACACGGAGGTCGCCGAGGCGGTCCCGAACTACGTCGCCGGAACAACTGTCGACAAGGGCAATGTCTCGGGCGAGGTGCAGTTCGATGACTTCAACAGCGCAAATCTGGTGAACGCCATGGTTCGCCTCAAGGCCGTAGGCAACATCACGATCAACTCCTCTGAGCTGCCATCGTCGCCCAAGCCGAATACGCAGTTCGCGGTGAAGATTCAACAGGACGCTACCGGCGGTCGCACTCTCACCCTAGGTGGGTTCAAGAAGGCTCAGGGGGTGCTCGCACTTACCGCTGCTCCAAACGCCATCGACATCGTCGTGTTCCTCTTCGACGGTCAATACTGGTACGCCGGCCTGATGGGGGTTGATTTCAAGTGATGAAGGTGCTCATGCGTCTGGACAAGACGCAGGTTAACCCCATAGTCAAGATCACGACGCCAAATCTCACGGACTTCGGTTTCTTCGACAAGACCAAGTACGAGATGGTCGGTTACAAGAACTACGAGGTGATGCTGGTCGGCGGCGGTGGCGGAGACTCGGGGAAGTGCACCTCGGCCACCGACTATGTCGCCTACAAGGCCGGCGGCGGCGGGGGCTCAACGATCCGGGTCGGTGGTCTTCTGGCCAATCTGTTCCCCCTAACCGCCTACTGGGTTGGTGCTGCGGGCGAACACGGATACGACGCTGGTGACGGTCAATACCCAGGTAGCGGTGATGATGGCCGTGCGACCCAGTGGGGCGGCCAAGACGGTACGGACTGTATCGCTCGGGGCGGCCTCGGTGGACTCTCCGGAACCATCGACCGCATGGCCGGTGGCACTAGCTGGCAGCGCTCAGAAGGCGGAGATGGCGGCACACCGGATCCCGATCTGGGGACTGGAGGCGGAGGCGGCCTAGGCAACGGCTCAAACGGTAACTGGGGAACCTCGGGCATATTCAGTGGTAGCCGTGGTGGCGGTGGCGCCGAAGGCAAGATGAAGATCAACGGAGTCATCCAGGAAGTTGCTGGAAACGGTGGCGACGGATGTGTGGGCGGAGGTTCGGCCTTTGCCTCAGGACAAGACCAGTGGTCTTCAAACGGTGGACGTGGCGGTGGTGGCGACATCGAGCCCCTCACAGGTGTCAGCGAGAAGTACGGCAGCTACGCCACGGGTTCAAACCCCGGCGGTGTCCTGGTAATCAAGATGTCCTAGGAAGGAGTTCCATGCTTTCTATGGAATCCGGAGGGAACACGTCTCAGACGGAAGCATGGTTGAAGCGCATGATGAGCGGTAAGGATCTATATTCTGCTGTTCAACCATACGCTCAACGGGGCGTCGATGCACTGGTTGCTAACACGCCTACCGATTCGGGACTCACTGCTGATAGCTGGGGATACGAGATCGTCATCGAAGGTGGCGGTCTTTCCATCTACTGGACTAACAGCAACATTCAAGACGGTTTCAGCGTTGCACTAGGCGTCCAATACGGTCACGGGACCGGTGACGGCGGCTGGGTGCAGGGGTTCGACTTCATCAACCCCGCCGTCAGGCCCATATTTGATCAGATCGCCGAGGCTGTGTGGAAGGAGGTTACCAAGTGAGCTCAACCGATGACAGAGTTGTACGGATGCGGTTTGACAACGCGTCATTCATGAAGGGCGCGGCAGACACATCCAAGTCACTTGCGGACCTCAACAAGTCCGTTGATGCAGCGGGCAACACCAA